ATACTTCAATAAGAAGACTGGCGAGACTGTCTTCCCCGCCAAGGGCTTCAACGTGGTTGCAACTGCTAACACCAAGGGTCGTGGTTCCGATGACGGCAAGTTCATCTCGGCTCAGATTCTTGATGATGCCTTCCTTGAGCGTTTCGCCATCACAGTCGAACAAGAATACCCATCGGCTAAGGTCGAAAAGAAGATTGTCATGAACAAGATGGAAAAGGCTGGCGCGATTGATGAAGAATTCGCCGACAACCTTGTTACTTGGGCTGAAATCATCCGTAAGACTTTTTACGATGGTGGCATTGACGACCTGATTTCGACTCGCCGTCTGGAACACATTGTCAATGCCTTCGCCATGTTCAAGTCTCGCCAGAAGGCAGTCGAACTCTGCGTTAACCGCTTTGATGCTGATACCAAGTCAGCATTCCTCGACCTCTACACCAAGGTTGATGCCAAGATTGATACTGGCCCTACCGATAACGTCAATGAAGACGCATTTTTTGAAGAAACACCTTTCTAAGGAGATAGTATGACAATTAAATATAAGTATAACGAAGGTGACCTGCTTCGGCAGGTTACCGAGTATGTGAATGCCACTTATGGGCAGCACTATTCGCAGAACAAGTACCAAGCTACCGAGTTTATCATTGATGGTGGACATGGTGTAGGCTTCACGGTTGGAAACATCATGAAGTATGCCCAGCGATACGGTCATAAGGGAACTCCCGAAGACTGGCGCAAGGACCTCATGAAGGTCATTCACTATGCCATCATTGCATTGCATGTTCATGATAAGGCACAACAGCCTAGTCTAGCAGGACTTTACGAGGATGTCAACCTAAAACCTGCTCTTGCTACAGCCTTGTCTACTACAACTTTGTCTGCTCATCCAAATGGTTATGATACTATTACGCTAAACCTTAACGATACTATTGTTCCAGACTGGAATAATTACAACATGGGCACCAGTTCTCTCTTGACAAACGACACAATTTCTGTTATAACAAATACTGGTAATAAGACCAACAAGAAAAAAGGTTAATATATTATGAAAATTTCTAATGAAACACTTTCACTTCTAAAGAACTACGCTGGTATCAATACCAATATTCTGTTTCGGCAGGGTAATGTGATTGGTACCGTAAGTCCTGGGAAGAACATCTTTTCACGTGCCACGGTTACTGAAACCTTTCCGCGTGAAATTGCCGTCTATGATCTGAACAGCCTTCTGGCACTTCTGACCCTTATGGAAGATCAGGACGTAGATTTTGGCGAGACTAGCATCAAGGTTAGTAAGGACGGCTCGAAGTTTGAATACTTCTATTCCGATCCTGGCACCGTGACCGCTGCTCCCGACAAAAACCTTGAGATTGAACCTGTGTGGTCGTTCGATCTTTCTGCGGATGCAATCAGCATGATTCTCCGCGCCGCATCAATCACCTCGGCACCAATCATCAGCATTGTATCGGATGGCGCCCAGGTTCAACTCAAGGTTGGCGACCCCACTAATTCATCGGCAAACTCCTACACTAAGACTATCAGCACCGACCCCGCTCCTGTGTTTGATTGCCGAGTGAAGACCGAGAACCTCAAAGTCCTCTCTGATAACTACACTGTCACGCTTGGTAAGAAGCGCGCCATGGAGTTTAAGAGCAAGGGTCGCGAACTCGTTTATTACATTGCAATGGACCCTGCGTCCTCTATTTAAGGAGAAATAATATGACTAAGTTTGAATTCACATTTAATGCCCGCATTCCTTATGATGCAGAAGAAGACCCTCGTGATGTAACCATTGCGTTTACCACCAGTGACCTTGATGAAGTTGTTCGCCAGTTTAACAAGCTCCTCATTCTTAATGACTTTGATGCGCAGGTAGCTGTGGTATAATGGCAGAGAAGTTTAAATTTAAGCGGGAGTGGGACGATGAAGCCAGCGATCAGGAACTACCTGAGATTGTTCCTGCAGTAGTCTTCAAGACCCGTGTCCGCGATGACTCGATTGAAGGTCCTAACCCATTCCGTTGGGAAGATAAGACAACCTATGATTACTTCGCTGGTAAACGTGTAGTTCTGTTCTCTCTTCCTGGTGCCTTTACTCCAACATGTTCGACCTACCAGTTACCTGGTTTCGAAAAGAACTTTGCTGAGTTTAAGGCACTTGGTATCAAGGACATCTACTGTGTATCTGTCAATGATTCCTTTGTCATGAATTGCTGGGCGAAAGATCAGAAGATCAAGAAGGTTAAGATGATTCCTGATGGTTCTGGTAAGTTCACTCGTAAGATGAGAATGAATGTCCAGAAGGACAATCTTGGCTTTGGTGAACGTTCATGGCGATATGCTGTTGTGGTGAATAACGGTCAGATTGAGAAGTGGTTCATTGAAGGTGATGTAGTTGAGGACAACTGCGCGGATGATCCTTATGGTGTAACTTCACCCGAAAATATTCTTGACTGGTTGCGCAACAACTGATATAGTGAATACTGGTCACTAAGCCAGAGTCCGTGGATGCCCTTACACATCGCGACGGACATTTTATTTTATTATGGAGAATCATTATGCGTGAAGACTTCCTCTGGGTTGAGAAGTATCGTCCTCGTAAGCTGGACGATTGTATCCTTCCCGATGAACAACTGAATACCTTTCGCCAGTTTGTGGCAACTGGTGAGATTCCCAATATGCTCCTGTGTGGCTCGGCTGGTGTAGGTAAGACTACTATCGCCCGAGCCATTTGTGAAGAATTGGGTTGTGATTATATCGTTATTAACGGTTCAGAAGAATCTGGTATTGATGTTCTCCGTACCAAGATTCGTGAGTTTGCATCCTCTGTCTCGTTTAGCGGCAAGACTAAGGTTGTTATTCTAGACGAAGCCGATTACCTGAATCCAAATTCCACTCAGCCAGCCCTTCGTGCCTTCATTGAAGAGTTTGCCAACAACTGCCGCTTCATCTTTACCTGTAACTTCAAGAACCGTATCATTGCACCTCTGCATAGTCGAACTGCGGTGATTGAATTCAAGCTGACTAAGGCCGATAGACCAAAGATGGCTGGACGTTTTATGAAACGTCTTGGTGATATTCTTGAAGCCGAGAGTGTGCAGTATGATGACAAGGTTGTTGCCGAAGTCCTCAAGAAGCACTTCCCTGATTATCGCCGTGTTCTTAATGAACTACAGCGTTACAGTGTAAGTGGTACTATCGATGCTGGTATCTTGGCCAATGTCCAAGAAATCAATATGAAAGAACTGGTTGATGCCCTTCGTGGTAAGGACTTCAAGAAAGTCCGTCAGTGGGTTGTAGATAATATCGACAACGATGCTGGCATCATTTTCCGTAAGATTTATGATACCCTTCTTGATGATGTTAAGTATCCTGCGGCTCTTATCGTTCTGCTGGCCGACTATCAATACAAGTCTGCTTTCGCCACCAACCAAGAAATCAATCTCGTAGCCTGTCTGGTTGAGATTATGGCTGGAGTGGAGTGGAAGTAATGGACGGTATTCTAGAGGGCCTTGGTGATCCAAAGGTAGAATACAAGCCAGAAGATTATGTGGAGAAAAAAGCCAAGATTTCTCCCTTTGATTTCATCAACGATATTAACCACAAGAAGACTAATCTCATAGTAGATGAGTGGTCAGAGAAGCAATACAACCCTTGGATCATCAATCGTGGACTGAGTTTCAGTGCTGATACTGTCATTCCAGCCAACGAGATGAACTGCCGCCCACACCTTGATAAAGCTCTGCAAAATACTTTTCTTATAAATACAATTAGGTCTAGAAAGCGTTTTGATAAATGGATCAAAATTGAAGACGATGCCGAAGTTGAGATGATCAAGGAGTATTATGGCTATAGTAATGAAAAAGCTAGTCAAGCTCTTACAATTCTCTCCGAAGAACAAAAGAAAACAATAAAAGAGAAATTGTATAAAGGTGGTAGAAAATGAGCGAAGATTTTTTTGATATTAACTATCCTGGGTATGCTCCCTTGGAAGTTAAGTTGGAGAATCCAGACGACTTTCTAAAGGTTCGTGAAACTCTTTCACGTATTGGGGTAGCG